GATACTGTTGATGGCTTGGAGAATCGTGGTCTTGCCCGAACCAGACTCTCGACTAAACAGGTTGAGCAGAAACCCATCAAGCGTAGTGAACTTCATGAGCAGTGTGCCAAACCCCATGAAGAAAGCAAACGCCCTGTGCTCCATACCCTCCCGGCCATAAGTATTGATGACATCCTTCCAAATGTGGAAGTCGCCCTTGGGTTGGAACAGTGGAATAAGTGGTAGCGTGGCTGACGATGGCGGACTGTAGACCGTCTCTGTAGCACGGACCTCCCGGTCGCCAATCACAATAGCCGACTCGTCCTCTACCCAACCAAATTGTTTACGTGCGATCTCTGCTTCTGAAGTCATTTGTAGTTCCTCAACCCAGCGTGTTACGTACCACATAAGGGCGTCCTGTTTTTTACCAATTACGGCGACACCGAACGATGCCACCGTGCTGATGAATTTCTCTTTAGACAAGACGTTGGGGAGTGTCATGATGAACTCTCGAACGCCATCCTTCGGAAGATGCAGTCTCAGTAGTAGGGTTTCCCCCAAGTCCGGGTCGTGCATCCGTTTAACGACATAGAAGTCGTATGGGTAAATTAGTTCCTCTTTGTCATTGTCGTCCTTGTCTTTGTTGGTTACATAGATACCGCCGTTCTTCCCCCGGAAAAAGGGAAATGGCAGCTTGGGGATGACGAAGCGTTTTAGCTCCTTAGTCGCTGGCTCCAAGTCCAGCACCGTGTTTTCTTCTTCGGTATCTGCTCTGGCAATCTCTTTGCCTAGCTGAATGGGTGACGTGATCTTGTGTGTGCAGCCTTCGCAGCCAGCAGCGTTGAGCTTCTTAAACGTCTCGCAGGTGTACGGACCTTTTGTCTCGTTTGCCTTAGCATCAGTCGCTTCGGCTGAGTAGCCGGGGTGCTTGTTAGACAGCACATGGATCGCTTTGTCCCGGTCCATACACTGTTGAGCAATACTTAACCCCGCACGCCACAATGGCTCTTCCAGTGTTGCTTGGTTCTCGTAGATATTAAAGATCTGATTGCATCCCGTGCCCTCTACGGACTTAATCAGGATGGTGCGAAACCTCGACTCGTTGTTGCCCATGAGTGCGAGCGTTGTCGCGTCCAGTGGGCGTTTGAACTCTGACTTCTGAATAGCCTTGAGGATGTTGTCGGTAGGGGGAAGCAGGGCCTCGATTTCTACCCATGACAGCACGGGCGCTACATGTAACACCTCCACCAGCGTAGGGTTGGCTATGTCCTTGACGTGGTAAGTCTCAGGCACACGCAACACACGTGCGGCTTCAGCCGTGACCGCTGGGTCAACGCCAAACTTGTGGTGCTCACACAGGGCTTTAAGTTGCTCGGCATGCCCCTTCCACTGAGTGCGGGGCATCGCCTCGTCCATCACCCAGTACACGTGTGCCCCGCGCCCTGACTTCACAATCGTTGGGCGTGGCAGTTTTGCCGTCTTGCAAAAATTCTTGAGCGCGGTTAGTCCTTCGCCCAGATCCGCAAATGGCTTGTCCAACCCACAATCTAGGTCAAGGAAGAATGACTTGAGGGCTATCGCGTTGTTTCGGGTGCGACCTTTCTGTGGGTCTCCGTACTTCGCCATACCGTAGAAAACATTGAACTGCTCCTCAACCAACGCATCTGCTTGTGCGCTTATCTCTTCGATACTACCTACAAACCGTTGCCGTATAACTTCTTTACCTTCCCCATCGGGAGTGGGTACAACCTTAATCCCGAAGGTACAGTAGTGTTCGCTTTCTTGCAGGGGTGCGAGCACCAACGCAAGAAACTCTTTGCGCGACACCATAGCCGTCCTTGTATCCGTCGTTGTGTAAGAAGGGCAGGAATGTGACGGCGAACACTCTTTTCGGTAGCTAGCCTAGCCCTTCCGTACTCATCAAGTCAATCTGCGGATCAACTCTTTGACCTTTGCTTCGTGAGTGTTTGACACCACGGATTCCCCACGAAACCACGCATAAACTGCCATGCGGCTAACCCCCACCCACTCAGCGATATCTGCAACAGGTATGTCCCTGTCAACACACATCACGCCGAGTCGAACACCCAAAAGGTGAGGGTCAGCTTGCTTAATCAGCCATGCTGTCCGTCTGGAATATCCAGCCATTACTCATCGTCCCACTCTGCAAGAATCTTCGACAGGTCCTTCTTAGGAGCCGCTTCTTCCTGCTTAGCTACTTTTCTCGTAGGCTCAGAAATTGTCTCAACCACCACATCCGTAACTGGGGCAGACAGACGAGGCCCTGCAACTGGCTTCGTACCGTTTGACTCATACACGGTGTTCTTGATCGCACGCTTCGCGGCTTCCGTCTGGCCTTGCTCAATAGCGGTCTGATGCTCATCAGCGGTCATGACACGCACAGGCTTGAAGGTCAGCTTAGGGAACTTGGCATCCGTATCAAACCGCATCTCAGTCACCACCGCAGTGATGGGGATACCCTTGCTACCGACCATTTTGGCATAGGTCTGCAAGGGCCACTTGCCCGGAGTGCCAGCACCGAACACGGACGCACCGGGAAGATCCACCGACATAACGTCGCCGCGCATGTCGTTAGCCAAAGTCACAGCAATACGTTGCCGTGACTTGCAAGCCTTACCCTCACCCTGACCCGAACCTTTCTCAGCTTGAGGACAGTCGATACAGCGCTTGGACTGAGGCGATTGGGCCTTAGCATCAGGGAACTCACCATCTGGTGACCAGCAGTCGGGCGCAGTCAAAGCCTGACCTTGTACGTACGCACTGGCGTAAAACCGTTTGTAGACTCTCCCTGCCGCAACGACAACAACATTGATCGCACGGTCGTCAATCTTGGTAACTTCTTTTCCATTCACATTCAGACGGAATGCACCGCCGTCGATACCAATACTCTTGAACGAACCACCACCGCTACCCATAAGGGCTTTGGTTGCGTCATCCAGTTCGACAGTGGCAAGGTACGAAGGCAGTTCAAGCATAGCTAATTCGTTGCTCACGAATATTCTCCTTAGCGTTTAACAATAACGATGGACTGTGTAACATCCGCATTTAGCCCCGGCGGATGGACATCGGGGTTTTCCTCAAGGTACTGGGCCATGTTCGTGTTGTTGATGCGTTGGAACATCAACGAAAAGGCATCGTTGTCCTTGATGAACTTGTAGAAGGATTCCCAGTCACTTGTCCAAAAGTTCTTGGTCGTCCTTCGTGATACCGTCCCGTGCTCGGTACGGATCGTGGTTGCACCCTGCTCCTTGCAAATCTCAAGCAGTTGAGAAGCCACTGCATCCAGTTGCTCCTTCAACGCATCGTCTTGCTTGGATAGCTCTCGCCGCTTATCGCGGATCTTTACGTATATCTTTGCCAGCTTGTCGGCAGTCAGTTCGGACATTGCACTCTCCTTTAGTTAGTCTGACTATCTTACTCTCACGAATTTACATTGTCAAGTGTCCTCCATCACATTTTTGTAGAGGTCGATGAGCCGAGTGTGGATGCCAACCTTTTCTGAGAGCATTTTGTACACACGATTCTCGACCGCACTGCCCTGTAGATGCACCACGGTGCAGGGGTTGCGTTGCCCTGCGCGATGCACGCGGGCGTTGGCTTGGAGGTAGGTTTCTGTGGAAGTGATTGGTCCCCACCACACCACCACGTTGGCGGCATGTAGCGTCACACCGTGCGCGGCAGCTTGTGGCTGAATGACCAGCACCTGCGGGTTTTTGTCGTTTTGGAACTGAGCAAATACTTCTGTGCGCCGTGTTGCAGAAACGCCACCGTGGATCACCTCGTTGGGTATCTTCTGCTTGGTTAGTTCTGCCGCGATGATCTCGATGGCATGCCTGAAGGGCACAAAGACGATGACCTTGTGGCTGGCTTCCTCGATCACCTCAAGCAGAGCAGACATGCGGTTCTTGGCGTCGAACGCTACGACCTCTCCACTATCCGAGTAGACCGCGCCGCACGATAACTGAAGCAGCTTGTTGAGGTTTGCCGCCGCGTTGACTGTGGTGATGTCCTCCCCTGCCGCAACCGTGACCATGTGCTTGCGTAACTGCTCGTAGTACTTAGTCTGTTGGCTAGTCAACGGCACGTCGCGGGTGACGTACGTCATCTCCGGCAGGTCCAGACATTCAGCTTTGGTGAAACGTATTGCTGGTTGTAGGGCCTCGTGCACTACTTTTTCTGAAGAGGGCTTGGGTATCCATTTGAACTGCGTCAGCTTGTAGAGCACCATGTCCCGAAACGCACCTGAGTACTTGGGCACACCACCGGGGTTGATGATCTTAGCCAGCCCGTATGCGTCTGTCGGGCACTGCGATGCTGGGGTTCCTGTCAGCATCCATACCCATGTGTTGGGAGTTAGGACAGAGTTCAGAATCTTCCATCGCTTGGTGCTCACGTTCTTATAAGCGTTGGCTTCATCGACAACAACCAGATCAAACCCACCCTTGGTAACCTCGTCTTTGACTATCTCCAGCCCATCGAAGTTGCAGATCACAAACTCGGCTTCACTCTTAACTGCCTTGGCTCGCTTCTCGCGGGAGTGGCTATGAGCGATGGCTACCGTGCGGTGCATGGCAAACTTAAACAAGTCCTGCTCCCATGCTGACTGCATGATGGACAGGGGGCATAGCACCAGTACCCGTCTGATCAACCCAATGTTGAGCAGGTAATCAGCAGCCCAGATGACGCTCGACGTTTTGCCTGTGCCCTGCTCATTGAAACAGAACGCACGGCGGTGCATTGTCAGAAACGATGAGGTTGTCTTCTGGTGCTCAAACGGTTTGTAGATACCAGTCCACTCGTAGCGCGAATCAATAGGCGATGGAACATTCTTGATGCGGAGGTTTTTAAGTACCTGCGCCTCTTCCAACCCCCAATTCACTAGCACTTCGTTTTCGCCTACCAACTCAGCCTTGGGGATGACTGCGGTAATTCGGCTGGGATCTTTTGTTCTTATTAGTAACGCTTTGTTATCAATTATCTGCACTCTTCCCCCGCTACTTTGGTTTGTGGTCTGACCTGCGTGCGTACGACCTGTTGTCGTGTGTTGATTTAACTTGTAGGTTTTCTTTGCCCGTAGACCCACCCTTGCTCAGCGGAGTCTTGTGGTCTACATCTTTGCCGTCGCCTTTGTGAACACGCCCCTCTTTGGCAAGCGTAGCGCGAGCCTTGTTACGGGCAGCACGCTTTTTGATTTGCTCAGGTGTACCCTGATACTCCTCATACTCGCGTTTGTATGGACGGGGTTTGTTCACGTATGGCATTTATTTACCCTTCGTGTTGTGTGTGCAATCAGTTACTGGGCACCAGCCCTTGCATGTGAAGTTTGGCTTGGGGTTCCAAACATCCGTTTCAAACGCCTTCTCAAGACGCCCCGTGTCTGCCAGCCAGCGCACCCAGTGGATGTGCTGGTCGTCAGCGTTAAACTCTGCTTTGACTAGATCCTTGGCGACTACAAAGAGTAGCCCTGCCTTGATCTTCTTAACCTGCGGGAAGTGCTTAAACACCGCAAGAGACAGGATCTCCAACTGCTTGGTATCTGCATACTTGGATGACTTGCCTGTCTTATAGTCAACAATGTATGCCTTCTCACCTTGCAGGGTGATTAAATCGGCAATCCCCCGCCACCATGCTTTTGCATCTGAGAAGTCACAAGCAGTCATATCCCTGCGCAACCCCATCTTGTACTCCACAAGATGTTCCCCTTCGCGGCTACGTAGCATCTCCAATGGTTCTCGGATGAACGCAAACTTCTCTGGGACAGGCACGCCACTACCAATAAAATCTTCAGCGGCTTTGTGCACCTCCAGCCCGTAAGTCAGATG